ATGGCGGGGAGTTGGCAGTAAAGTATGACCCACTCGCTGCTCTATAGAGAAGGAAAACAAAATGAGTGCAGACACACCAGGAGTTAAGACACAACTTAATTTTAAAACCTCACAAGGTTCTTTAATTAACGTTTATCTTTACTCTTATAGTGAAGATGATATTCGTACAGCATTAAATGCTATTGCGAATGTTACTCCAGAAATCAATGCAGTTGAAACACTGTACAATGCGCAAGGAACTTTGAAAGAAGCCCTTGGTGCTACACCTATTGAACAGCCACGTGCACAATCATCATCTTCTGATGGTGCAAAAACCTGTAAGCACGGTGAGATGACATTCCGTAAATCAAAAGCTGATGCTGCTAAACCTTGGAAAGGATATTTCTGTCCAAGTCCTAAAGGCACACCAGACCAATGTGAACCACAGTTCATAAGATAAAACAAAATTAAATAATAGGATACCTTACTAGTTAGGAGTAGTTGTGTTAACAATTAAACAAGCAGCAGTGCAACATTTAAATGAACCACAACTACTTCCTGATTTATTTCCATCACTAAAAAAAGAAGGCATACGTTTCAGACGCGGCCAAGTAACAATGATAGCTGGGCAACCAAACTCTGGTAAATCTTTACTGGGATTATTTTACGCTGTTAAAGCAACCATTCCAACACTTTATATTTCTGCAGATACTGATGCTTATACGACATCTATTCGCGCAGCAGCAATAATTACAGGACATTTATCTACAACAATAGAAGACTCATTTAAAAATGATGGTATAGATTTTTATACTAAAGAACTTGCATCACTTAGACATATAGAATTTTCATTTGACCCAAGCCCAACATTGGATGATGTTGATTTGATGGTTAAAGCGTATGGTGAAAAGTATGGTGAATGGCCACATTTAATAATTATAGATAACCTTATGAACGTGTCTGCTTTACACGATAATGAGTGGACTGGTATGCGTGACATTATGAAAGCCTGTCACCATATTGCACGTGAAACTGATTCAGCAATATTTATATTACATCACACTTCTGAAGCTGAAGGTGAACCAACACGTCCGCCATCAAGACGTGCTATTCAAGGTAAAGTTTCTCAACTTCCTGAAATGATATTAACTGTTGCTATGGAACCAGAGTATTCAGAATTTAGGATTGCTTGTGTTAAAAATAGGTTTGCTAAACATTCAGCAATGGGTGATAAGTGGGTTGCGTTAAAAGTTGATGCGGCAAGAATGAGTTTAAAGGATGAGGATTTAATGCAACAAGCGTTACGTTTAAGTGGAGTAATAAATGGGTAAAGGTAAAGGATTAAAACCAGCACCAGTTAAAGCAAGTATTAATGACAGACCTAATGGTAAAGCAAGAAAAAAAAATCCAAGAAAACCACGTAAAACTGGTAGAACTATTGGTGGATATTCTCCTGCAAAACTAGCAATACGTGCAAAGAAAAGAGCAGGCAATGTCAGCGAAGAATAAACGTAAAGGTTCAAAGTTTGAAACAGATGTAATGAAATGGTTTCGTGGTAAAGGATATAATGCTGAACGTCTACGTCTTGCAGGTTCAAAAGATGAAGGTGACCTTGTAGTTTATGTTGCAGGTATGCCATATTTGTTTGAATGTAAAGCTACAAAGAAACTAGACCTACCACAATTCTGGCGCGAATTAGAAGCAGAAGTATTAAACTATGCTGAAGCAAGAGATTTAAAAGTAGGACCAATCGGTTATGTTCTTGTAAAAAAACGTAACGGAAAAATAGAAGATGGCTGGGTTATACAAACACTTAAACAATGGAGTGAGCAGTATAGACCAAAATAAACACGACCTTGAAAACGTAGTCATATACTACGGTGGAAAGATACGTAACGGTTCCTCGTGGAGTCCACTTAAATGTGTAATCCACGATGATGCAACAGCATCAGCAACCATAAACTTGCGGGAACAAATCTATAGCTGTTTCGTATGTGACATCTATGGAGATGTTTATGAACTGATAATGAAAAAGGAAGGAGTGAATTTTAAAAATGCTATCAGCAGAGCAGAAACAATTACTAACGGAAACCGCAGCAAAATATCACGAAACCATAAACGCAGAGACAGTCTCTTACCTCAGGTCAAGGGGAATAAGCAAAGAAGTGGCCGTTACATTCCTGCTAGGTACAGTTAATAATCCTGCACCAGGACACGAACACGCTGAAGGTTGTTTAAGTATTCCATATATTACTCCTACTGGTGTTGTTGGTATAAAGTTTCGTAAGATTGATGGTGGTCAACCTAAATATATTTGGCCTACTGGGCAAAAAATTGGGATGTTTAATGTTAAAGATTTAATTATAGATACAGACACAATGTGTATTTGTGAAGGTGAAGTAGATACTATGGTTTTGTCAGGGCTATGTGGTATACCTGCTGTAGGTGTAGCTGGTGTAACACAGTGGAAAGAACATTTTCCTATAATGTTTGAGGGTTATAAAAGAATTTTTGTGTTTGCTGATAATGATGTTAAAGAAGATGGACGTAATCCTGGTATGGAATTAGCTAAACGTATTAAAGAAGATTTAAATAATGCTGTTGTTGTTAATTTGCCTGAGAATAAGGATGTTAATGATGTGTTTCTTCGTGAGGGTGCTGATTGGTTTAAGGAAAAAATCAAATGATAGTAACTAAAGAAGAATACTGGGATAAGATAGATAATATAACTTGGGATAAGTTTAATTTAAATGCTTATTGTTGTATTTGTTATGCCCCTTGGTTTTTTAATACTTTAAAAATAGTTATATCTGTTGCTTACGATAAACCTGTATATGTTTGTGCAAATAATATATATGGATGTACTTCTGACGATGATGAAAGATTTATTGAAAGAGGTAAAAATGAAACAATGTAAACAATGCGTATTTGAAAAAGACATAGTAGGACGAGCAGAATATTATAACGACATCATAACTATAGGTGTTGATGATTGTGAACACAAATGGCACAACAATTATATAGATGATATGTGCTGTAAATGTGGTATAGATGTGGAGTACTTAGACAAATGACAACCATTATAGGACTACAAGCAAAAGATTCTTGTCTACTTGTAGCAGACTCACGTGTAACAGATGATGGTGGAAGAACATATTCACATCCTAATATGCAAAAGATTACTAAACGTGGCAAATATTTAATAGCAGGAGCAGGAACAACACAACCTTGCGACATCATTCAACACATTTGGAAACCACCAACACCAACACCTGCCGCATACAAAGACCTATACCATTTTATGATTGCAGAAGTTGTACCAAGTATGAGACATTGTTTAGCAGTAAACGGTTACACTCCTGATAAAGAATCAGATGAACCAGACTTCATATTCCTTATAGCACTTGGTGGAAGAATATTTGAAATAGATGAAACTCTCTCTGTTCTCCTTAGAGATGACAACATTTATGGCATAGGTTCTGGAGCAGCCTATGCTATAGGTGCTTTACAGAATGGTGCAAACTGGCGTAAAGCAATGCAGATAGCTGCCAAAAATAATGTGTTCACAGCACCACCTTTTGTACATATAAAGCAGTCAAGATGAGAAGAGAATTTGTTGGAGGACCATTAGACGGAACAGTTATACCACTAGATGAAGAAGATTTAACTGACGAAATACATATAGATATGATAGGGTTAGATAAACAAATCACTGTACATATTTATGTTGAAGATGAAGAATCAGGTAATTATAAATATGATGGCGAACATAGACCAGATGATTTATATGAAGAGGAGGAAGAGGATGAATGATAACTCAGAAGGAATGGGAAGAGATATTAATAATGCTAATGAACCAGGGGTTCAAAATAGTAGCACAGGACAGGGCAACGGAAACAATAACCGTAAGGCTCCCACGCGTTTCTTCTACGACCATCCCGCAGTCAAAGACCACGGAAGCGGCATAGCATTACAAGACTTAACATCTTTTATGGAATCCTTCAATGATTATGTTGTTAGTCGTATACGTGGTGTAGGTGCAGACCAATATATGAAATCTACTGGACAATTATTTGAAACTTTTTCTACTACTGAAACTGTTGATGAACTTCTTGCTGAACTTGCAGACACTATTGCATATACAAACTTTATTGCTATCAAAGTGATAGCACTAGCCAATGCAGTTAAGGAAACTAAATGAAACGCATAGTAGTGCTATCAGATATGCAAATCCCCTTGCATAACAAGCCAGCAATTAAAGCAGTAATAAAATTTGTTAAAGACTACCAACCAGATGAACTTTTTTGTGTAGGTGATGAGGCAGATTGTTTAGCACCTGCTCGTTGGTCTAAAGGATATGTTGCAGAACATTCAAACCTTCAAAGAGATTTAGATGAAACTACTTCTATTATGGGTAAGTTTCGTAACGCAATAGGTGACCGTGATTTTCATCTTATGCG